ATAAGGATATGTTAGACTATGCTCTACTTAATGGTATTTCTGTCACAGCAAGGTATTGTATTCCTTTAAAAGATGCAATAGAGATAGACAGACCTGGACATGAGGGTTATGTAGCCACGTATGCTATACCGGTGCACGCTCCGCTGAAGTTGAAGATTAAGCATCCCAGTTTCCTTACAACTCGTAAAAAGTTCTATGAGGATATTGAACTGGCGAAGCTAAATCTTCCGGTTATAGATGATATGTATGAGGCAGTAAGGAAGCATTCAGCAGAACTTGTTAAACGAGCATTGGTAGAATTTACTCTACGAAAAGAGTTTGCAGAGTTTTTTAACCTGCCTGAGAACAAGGTATACGCTCCAGTTTGTTTTGCCATGATGGACACAGGAATTTCTGGAAAACATCAAGACGCAATCTGGAGAGTAGTAGGAAACTTGAGGGGAAAATGAAAGCTTATCTTGCGGCAATGTATAAAAGACGGGATGAACTTCGTATTTTCAAAGAACACCTTGAAGAAGCAGGGATAGTTATTACATCTAGATGGCTAGATGAAAATGAGCCGCTAAATAGTCAAATGGGACAGCACTCTAAGAAGTTTTATAAGACCACTGCTCGTATTGACTTAGAGGACATAGATGCGGCAGACATCATGGTGTTCTTTTCAGAAGACCCTCTTGTGGGAACTGTGCGGGGCGGGCGGCATGTTGAGTTTGGGTATGCCCTTGCCAAAGGAAAACCAATTTATACAGTCGGACCAAAAGAAAATGTTTTTCATTATTTGAAAAATGTGTACCACTATGACAGCATAAATAGGTTTTTGAAAGCTATGAGAGATAGCGGATTCTAAAAGGATAATCTAATTAAGAAGAAAGGAGGAGCAATGATAACAGTAGGAAACGTTACACAAAAGTTAAAAATGCTTAGCGTAGAAGATATGGAAGAAGGAAAAGTTTATGCAAGTACATCCATGGGAAGTAAGGGATTGTTATTTACCAAACTGAACGGAACAGTTCTTGTATTTAATAACAACTATGTTTCAACTACTTACAGTCACACTAATGATCTGTATCTAGCACCGAAAGAAATGGCAATTACGATTTCTAATTAAGATATTAACAGGAGAAGCATGGATATTATTACAGAAGAGGTTACCGATCCTACGGCTATAGTAGGACAGAAAGTAGCAGGAGAATCGGCAAAAGTAAGAAAGCAACTCGAACAATTGATAAAGAAGGTTAACACAAGTGCATTTGACATCGCTGACCTGTTATACTCAGTTAAGAAGAACGGGTACTATGAAGGCTACGAGACGTTTAATGCATTTATTCAGACACTAGAAATCAAGCCCCGTAAGGCTCAATACCTTACCCGCATGAACGAAGTTATGGACGCTCTAGGGTTCAACAGAGAGAAGTACGAACCTCTGGGAGTAGCAAAGCTGCGAGAGATTTGTAGTTTGAATATCAACGATGAGTGGGTCAACCCGGAAACAAAGGAAGTAGTTCCTATTAAGTCTTTTGTCATAGGGTTTATAGAAAAAGGTCAAGGACTGACCTTCGAGGAGATTCAGCAACACGTCCGTACACTTAAAGGGCTGGTAGGTGAGAACAATTTGGTGTTTCTACATTTCTCAGTCAAGCAGTCGGTATTAGAAAATGTAGTACGTCCGGCTCTTGACCTCGCCAAAAAGCACATTGGATCAGTAAGCAAGGATGCAGAAGGTATTAGCCAAGATGCCAGCGATGGATCGGCCTTGGAGGTAATAGCAATAGAGTATCTGACCAGTGCCGAGGAACCCGGAGACGAAAAAGTAGAGGAGGAAAATGCTACGACTGATTCTTAATTTGCATTACTTCTGGAACATCTATGCTGCCTATATACCTATCCTGTTTTAAGCGTGATGGGCACAAATGCCGTCACTGCAATGGTCGGAATGGAGTTCATCCTCATCATGTGATATATAGATCGCAAGGAGGTAAGGATGAATTGAGCAATTTGCTGACACTTTGCGCATGTTGTCATAGGGCAGTGCATGACCATAAACTATTAATAACAGTAGAAGGAATTCTGGAAAACAATCTACGAGTAAGGTTTACCAGAGTGAAAAATTGGAAGCCATGCTAAGACCGTATCAAAAAGAAGCGATTGCGAAAATTCGTGAACACTACTCTGCTGGTAAAGTCCGGCAGATTTTGTGCATGGGGACGGGCACAGGAAAGACGGAAGTTTTCGCGCATCTTCCGGAAGAAGTAAAAGACATTCTTTCGGGGCAACAAATTGTGTTACTTCATAGGGACGAACTGGCGCAACAAGCATACAGAAAGATTACACAACGTAACCCACATTTAAAGATTCATATTGAAGCGGGTACGTCATACGCAGACCCAGATGCAGACGTTATTATTGCAAGTGTGCAAACCTTAGGAAGAAAGAATACTGAGCGAATAAAGAGATTCAACTTCCAAAACTTCGACAAGTGGGTGGTAGACGAAGCACATCGCTCTATTGCTCAAAGTTACATGAACGTGTATGAGGCCGCAAACCTCCTACAAGATGGTGACAAACGTTTGTTACTAGGGTGTACTGCCACTCCGTTTAGAGGGGACGGACAGCCGCTTGGTACGTTGTACCAAACAATCTCCTACACCTATTCTCTAAGACAGGCAATTGAAGACGGCTGGCTAGTAGACATTAAAGGGTTACGAGTAAACACAGACACATCCCTTGATGAAGTTAGTACAAGTGGGGGAGACTTCAATCAAGAAGAACTTGCTGATACAGTCAACACTCCTGCGCGTAACCAACTAGTAGTTGATTCTTATAAGAAACATTGCGATGGACGGCAGGCAATAGGATTTGGAGTAGATATTAAGCATTCTCAAGTTCTTGCTGAATGTTTTGTAGCAAGTGGTATCAACGCTGAAGCAGTGTGGGGAACAGACCCGGATAGGCACGACAAGATTCAAAAGTTTAGAGACGGCAAGATTCAGGTTCTATTTAACGCTCAGTTGCTCGTAGAGGGATTTGACCTTGACACCATTTCCTGTGTAATTCTAGCTGCTCCTACAAAGAGCGGAGTAGTATTCTCGCAAAGAGTGGGGCGCGGGACGCGTCTTAGCCCATTAAAGAAGGACTGTATAGTTCTTGATGTAGTGGATGCAACACACCGACATAACCTAGTTACGCTTCCAACTCTATTAGGGATGCCTAGAAACCTAGACCTGCACGGGCGCTCTCTAGTGGGTTCCTGTAAACTTATTGAGGAGAAGCAGGCCGAATTTGCTAATCTGGACTTCACAACACTAAAAGACATTGACAAGATCAATGCTTTTGTTGAAGAAGTTAACCTGTTTGAAGTAAAATTCCTGCCCGAAGTCGAGGCAAATAGCGAGTTCGTTTGGCACCCGTCCATTGGCGGTGGATACATTCTTATGCTGCCCAACAAAGATTTTATCAGGATGTCGCAGAATTTGCTTGACAAATATGAATTATGTGCTAGTATAAAAGGTAAGAGATATAAAGGAGAGAGGGACAGCATGGACGCTGCCTTCTCTGCGGCAGATGATTTGGTGAGAAAGATTTCACCAGAGTCTTTGACACTCGTTGTCCGTGATGCATACTGGAGAGATGAACCGGCTACTCCAAAACAGATGAAGACAGTAAGGAAATTCTACAAGGGGAAGCAAATTCCGAATGATTTAAGTAAAGGGAAAGCCGACAGTCTTATCAAAGCGGCTATAGCAAAGAAAGGGAATTAGGAGCTAACAACCATGACAAGCAAAGAGAAAGTCTTACAAGTGTACCCTAACGCATGGTCTCAAAGGGGTATCGGTACTGCAACGCGGGGATACATTTGGGCAGGTGACGAGTCTACTCGCAAATTGGTAGACATGGACAAAACAAGGCTGCGGGAGTCGGAATTATGGCTCGGAGCGTGGCGAAGAGTTCAAGAGACTCTTAAGGAGAGAGCAAAAGAGAACCGTAGGATAGCTAAAGCGTTCTCTTGGTAGCATCCTAACAGGTGCACTATCGCACCAAACCGAAGTACATCATGCAAGAGAATAAACACCAATGCAAAGAAAGGAACAAAATGAGAGAGTTAAGCAGAATTCAGTTTGATATTCTACAGCAAATGATAGAGGTTGGCAGTCCAATCGTTCTTATCCAAGAACCCCTTGAGTCCGACCCCGCTGAAGCGAAGCGTCAAAATTCCGCTGCATTGGCAGACCTTGATGATATAGTCGAGATGGGCTTTCTTACTGATATATCAGAGGAATTTAAGGACTGCGAACGTGTAGTCCATGGATATATGATGACAGAGGCTGCTATTATTATGTTTCATCCAGCAGCAGCAGGAGGGGTAAACTAATGAAGATTCAGCGAAGGGAGGAAACGCATGGCTCTTGACGTTAACGCGAAGTACCTTATGAAGTTGTGCAGCCGAGACGCGGACACCGATGGATGGACGCCAGTATCTGATCAAGTCTGGCCGTTCCTCGACATGATTCCTGATGAGCTAATGGAAAAGCACGCTGGAGCATCTGGCGGGAAAGTACGTCTCACAGACAAAGGGGTAACGGTTCTTTTTTATATCTAACCGAATGCAATGTTTAAGGAGGTCAATAATGGCATGGTTCAATCGTAAGTGCTACCGTGATCGCTCCCATCATGGTAGGTGCTACCGTACCTACGCTGGTACAACGGTTAATATGTGGGCGATTAGTGTACTGGCCTGCTGTCTACGTATCATCAAAAAGGAGAGAGGATGACACAGGAAGAAAAAAAGTGGATTGATGAGGCTAGTTTAGTGGTGCTTCTAGGAAAATGGAGGTTTTCTCCTATTGGAGACCCTTATTTCCGGGACTCGGACCGGGGGAACTATTTTGCGAAAGTAATGTCAGAGAAACGTAGTGCCGATCCCGATGGATGGGTTCACGCCTCAAAAAATTTAGGATGGGACTAAGATGGAGAAGAAAGCTAATCATCAAGCAAATATTGTGGTTGTGAAGGAGGTTCTGCCTCACACCAACGCGGACACGTTAGAGATAATTCCTATAGGTGAATATCAAGTTGTGTCCAAAAAAGGACAGTTTAAGGTTGGAGAGTTCGCAGTTTACATTCAACCAGATTCGGTCGTACCACAAACAGAATCTTTCAGGTTTATCTGGGAAAGTTATGTAGACCCTATTAATTCTGATGCCCCTATCTCTGACAGAAGGCGTCGAATTACTGTTCGTAAGTTCCGTGGCGAGTGGTCTGAAGGACTGCTTATGCCAGTGTACGATTTTGATGAATTGGTAGACAGTACCTTAACTAGACAGTTTGTAGAGTCTGACTGGCGTGAAGGAACAGATGTATCTGATACACTTGGAATCACACACTATGACCCGGACGAAGGAGTAGAACGTACAGACGGAGATCAGGGAGCAGCACCCAGAGGCAAGCGCCGTTGGCCGCGCTCTATCAATGGCTGGATTAAGATGATCTGGCGGTATGTTACCTTCACCCGTGGACAGGAGAAATTCCTAGAAGATGCTGGTAAACTATGTATACCAATTTATGACGTAGATGCTCTGAAAAATTACCCTAACGTCTTCCGAGAAGGTGAACCAGTCATAGTCACAGAGAAGATTCATGGCAGCAATGCGCGGTTTATTTTCACGGATGGTATGCTGTACGCTGGCTCTCATAAGCAGTGGACAAGTCCGAGTTCCAACTCAATCTTTAGGAAGGTGCTGAAGTCTCAGCCTTGGATTGAAGAATGGTGCCGAGCACATGAGGACTACGTTCTTTGGGGAGAGGTAACTCCTACCCAAAAGGGCTATGAATACGGAAGCAAAGACCCACAACTGTTCGTCTTTGATGTGCGTCATCCAGATGGTCACTGGCTCAGCTATGACAAGGAAGATGAGAGTGTTACTCTGCAACAGTTGTGGACACGCTCTGTGCCGATGCTTTTCTTTAAGGTTCCATACAGCAAAGAAGGTATTATGAAGATTGTTGATGGGATTTCATATGTGCATGGTGCTACAAATATGAGAGAAGGCGTGGTCATCAAAGCGTTTCCGGAGAGACATGTTCGCGGCGTCGGGAGAGCACAATTGAAGATTGTGAGCAAAGTTTTTCTAGAAAAGGATAATAAGTAGCAAGGCCGGTTAACTTCGGCCTTGACTATTTTTAGGGATTGTGGTACAATGGTTTCAACGATTGATGAAAAGGGGAAAATGCTGAACATACCAGAGTCAATGGAAGGTTCTGAACTTCTGCAAATACTAATACAAAGAGGAATTACTTTTAAATTAGGAACTTCTCCTAATTTGGAACTAGAAACTTGTCCATTCTGCAATAAGACTGGTTATGGTCATTTTTATATAGAATGTCATGGAAAAAGCAGCCAAAGTCCACAACGCAACGGCTTATTCTTATGTCAAAAATGTGGAAAATCAGGAAATTTATATTCTTTAAAACAGCACTGGGGAATCGCTAAACCAGATATTACGTCAACTTCCGAGTGGGCCAGTAAAGAAAAGAAGATTGATCCCCTTCCTGATGTAGAAGCGTGTCATCTGGCACTAATGGCTGACAGCGATGCTCTTGACTATCTTGTGAATATTCGGGGATTCTCACTTGCAATTATACAGCAACAAAAACTTGGACTTGCACAGCAGACATTCAAGGAAACAGGTTCTGTTCGTGCCCTTGTCATCCCTTATTTACTAAATGGTAACTGTGTGTGGGCTAAGTATCGCACAATGCCCGATCCAAACGATTTAAAGAAGATTCCAAAGGCGTTTGCTGCTCCTCATGGTTGGGACAGTACGCTGTACAACATTAGTGCACTTCAAGGAAACACTTCAGAAATCATTCTTGTAGAGGGAGAATGCAATACAATTGCAGCATTGGACAAGGGAATTATTAATGTCTGCGGTGTGCCGGGAGCCAACGTTAAAAAGGCTGAATGGATTGAAAAATTAGAGCTAGTAGAGCGTGTTTACATCTGCTACGATGCCGACAAAGTAGGACAGAATGCTGCTCAAGAGATCGCTAAACGAATCGGTATCGAGAAATGCTGGAAGATTGTACTTCCCGTCTTTGTGGTTATTACTGACACCGGTAAGGAGCGCAAAGGTAAAGACCTAAATGAGTGGTTTACCCATGGAGGAACAGCCGAGAAATTTGATAAACTAAGAGACGAAGCTACTCTATTCGATGTTGAAGGTGTTAAAAACAGTGTAGATGCTCTTGATGAATTTGAAGACGAATTAAATGAAAAGGGAGCAAGTGCAAAATATGTTTGGCCTTTAGTAGAAGAACTAGCACAGTTTGAAGAGGGAGATGTCGTAGATATTTTGGGAGGTGAGAAGCAGGGTAAGACGACTGTTGGTCTAAACTTGATGGAATACATGGTAAGTACCTATGGAGACAATGGTGTAATCATTTGCCTAGAGATGCGCCGTGCAAGACTGGTTCGCAAATGGTTGTGCCACAAGTGTGGCATAGAAGACAATCTTCCCAAGAACGACGACGAGAAGCTTGCACTGACTCAGCAGTTCAAGGATGCTATCCCCAAGATCAAGGAAGTTATTGCTAACCGAGAGGGTGACCTTCTGTTCTGCTACCCGGACTACCAAACCGAGGAAGACATTTACAAGCTGATGATTGATTGTATCCGGCGCTATGGTGTCAAGTGGATTATGCTTGACAATTTGCAGCTTATATGCGATACTACAATCAAAGGTAAGAACCGGACGCAGCATTTGTCCGAGATTAGTAAACGAGTTGCCAAGATAGGAAAAGATTATGGGTGTCAAATTATTAGGCTGCTCCAACCCCACCGAATCGCAGATACTAAACTTGCTACAAGCGATTCTGTCGATGGTGCCAGTCAAATCGCCAAAGACTGCGACTGCATGTTCGTCATCAACCGTAACAAAACTGGAGAGATCAGTAAGGAGACATTTGCACAAGGCGGTTTTATACAAACAGAAGGCTCTTTCGGCCCAGAGATGCTTGTCAGTGCAGGACTCTCTCGATATTCTTCTGGAGGATCAACCACCCTGTACTTTAATGGGGCTACCAGTACAGTGTACAAGCTTACAGAAGGGAAGATCGCAGCTATGAACGCTAAGGCTAATCCAAATGTAGGTTATGAGAAGCAGTTGACTGCCATGGGAGCACCCCTCGACAACCTTAAACAAGTTCTTGGTGAAACATTACCAGTAATGGATGTGCCGGAAGGAGAAATCATTGTCTAACGTTGACACATATATGAACCAGTGTACAAATTACTTGAGCGAACGAGCGAAGGATGTTGTATATACATTCAAAGAGTATGATATACGAAGACCAAAAGACATCCTTAGAGTAACTGGATTCAAGAATCGCTTTCTAGACCTTGGAGCATATCGAAAAGTTTATAAACTAAGCGATTTTCCTCTTGTGGTAAAATTTCCTATACATATCCCCAATGAAGAGGGGTTTGAAGAAGATTGCCAACATTCTGTACTAGAATATAAAGCGTATAAGAAGATATTGAGCAGGAATAGAATATACGCAAGATTAATACCATATCTTCCAAAGCTTTACTATATAAACCCAAAGACAGGGGTTTTACTCTCACACTACTATAGACCGATTCTGAACACAAAGTTTAGAAAGCTTGGGGACTCAATAGCATTATTGCTATCGGATATTGTTGAACTTTCATGGAAGAGGGTGGAAAAATTAAAACCAAATTCTGAACTAGATGTACATTCTGGTAATCTTGGACTTGACGAAAACGGTAGGATAAAGATCATAGATATGGGATACTTTTTTAAGAACTAAGGAAAGGATGACTAAACAGGAAAAAGCAAAAGACGCAAGACTAAGAAGGGAATTCAACACAAACTTAGACGAATACAATCAAGTACTCAAATACCAAGGATTTTCTTGTGCTATTTGCAAGCGTAAAGTCAACAAAAAAGGACGTGGACTCATTTTATGTGTAGATCATTGCCACAAAAAAGGACTTGTTCGTGGCCTCCTTTGCTGGACTTGCAACAAAGCTTTGGCGATATTTCAAGACGATGTTGATAGATTGTTAGCAGCAGCCGAGTACATAAAGAATCCTCCATTTACAGTAGTTTTAGGAAGGGAAGTAATCACGGCACCGGGAAGAATAGGAAGCAAGGCGAGAGCTAAGGTTCTAAATAAAATGAGGAAGGAAGGATTGCAGGGGAGTTATGGGAAAGAAAAAAAATCAAAGTGAAGTATGGTCCAAGAATAAATCGGCGTTTACTGAAGTCATGGGCGATCCCTATGCTAAGCCTGACCCAATAGAAGGACAATATTCATACCTGAAAAACAGAAGTTCTATTTCAGTTGCCAGCAAAGAAGAAGCACCGTCTGTATCTATTAACGAAGCAAGGCCAAGTGTAGTTGATTTCTTCTGCGATGTGGAGGCAGCAATAATTGATGGTATGCTTATATTTGCAAGAAGCTGGAGAGAACCGGATGAATGCCTTTTTGTATTCCATACTACTTATATTACTGAGGACGATAATTACTACAAATTCGACCAAGGAGAGCGCAACAAAATAGAACAAATTATTGGACGAATCTTTAGAGAAAGAGACATATCTCCTGTAAGAAAGTATTTTTCGGCAATACGACGTAAACGTGATTAACAAAGAAAGGAACAAAATGGAAGTAATTAAGAAGACTGTGATTAAGAACGGACTTGAAGCTGCACTAGAAGAGATCAACTCTGCACGAAGCCCGCAAGAGAAGATCATGTTGCTCCAGAAGCACGGACTCATGGACCCTATCCTAACCCCAGAAGAGGTTGAACTATGCAGCCAGAGCTAGAACAGGTAGACGTTGTTGACAACACTTTAACAACAACCGTTGAGACAGAGTACCCTAGCTATGACATCATAGATAGCGATGGGACTGTACTTGAAAAAGCCGAACCTGCTCCTCTACGTCCTCCTATCAAGCTATCAAGAGCGATGATAGGAAAGATTCGCAAGAAGCAAATCACTGTACATAACCCACGGGCGCAGGGATGTCATCATAAGCTTGATTTAAAGAGCCAACCTAAGCACAGGAATTGTGAACATTGTTGGTGGGCATGGTTTCAGAACAATGGAGAAATGGTTAAAACGGCTGATGAAGTCTTTCAAAATGGGCATCCTGAGTTGATTGTTCAATTGCAGGGAGAAGTATTCTACAAGAACTTTTTGAAGTTCATGAGCACTGTGGCACGTCTTAAGGATTTAGAAAAACCAATTGAGGAAGCAAAGGAACCTAATGAGTAAAGGATTAATGGACCTTGCAGCAGTTCTAGGGGAGCCTGAAGTTAAGGCTCCTGTTGCTGTATCTAAGAAGAAAGAGCCTGAAAAAACTCTGAGTAAGGAAGATAAGTTTGCTACACTAAGAGCAGTAGAAAAAGCTTTAAACAAGCAATTTGACACAACTATGTCAATTGTAAGACTTGGGGATCGAGTTGGAGTTCCCATTCCTAGCATTAGTACCGGTTTGCCCAGTCTAGACTATGATGTACTAGGTTGCGGCGGTATCCCCAGAGGAAGAATAATAGAAGTCTACGGAGTAGAGAGCGGGGGTAAGACAACACTGTGCTTGCATATCATAGCACAAGAGCAAAACAACACTCAAAATGTCTGCGCTCTAGTTGATGCTGAACATGCTTTTGATCCATCTTATGCGGCTCTGTTAGGAGTCAACGTGGACGAGCTAATAGTTTCACAGCCGAGTAGTGGGGAAGACGCTCTGGAGACGGTGGAAGCATTAATCGATTCAGATTGTGTAAGCCTGATTGTTGTTGATTCGGTAGCTGCACTTGTGCCACGCGCTGAACTAGATGGAGAGATGGGGGAAGCCGTAATGGGGCTACAGGCGCGGCTTATGAGTCAAGCCTGCCGAAAGCTGGTAGGAAAGGCATCTTTAAAGAAGGTAACTGTTATATTTATCAATCAGTTACGTGAAAAGATTGGTGTAATGTACGGCTCCCCAGAAGTCACCACCGGTGGAAAGGCACTTAAGTTTTATGCGTCGGTAAGATTGGATGTCCGAAGGCGTGAGGTTATCGGACCTAAAGATCAGCCACTGGGTCACCAACTCAAGATAAAAGCTGCCAAGAACAAATGTGGAGTGCCTTTCCATGAAACCTTTGTCAACCTTTTGTACGGATCGGGGATAGACACATTCTCAGATTCTGTTTCCTATGCTGTAAAACTGGGGGTAATCGAACAAAAAGGGGCTTGGTTCTATATGGGAGGAAAAAATATTGCACAGGGCTTGACAAATCTAGTTGAATGTGTTAAACTGTCTCCAGAGTTGCAAGAAGAGATCAAGACCTCATTAGAGACAAAGAGAAAGGAGAATGATGCCAAAACTTAAACCCGGAAAGCCATACATCAAAAAATTCACAACCTGCCTAGAGGCTCTAAAATATATAGATTCCCTCTTGACAAAAAAGAATAGAAGTGGTAGGCTTAATAACAGTGATGGACAATGGTTGGTACGGTATACACGAAAGGAGAACGATGAATAATCGTGAAGCACCAGAAGATATTGTAGAAACATTACAGAGATATGTCACCCATAGGGTCCATACAGGTGGATTTCTTCATGCAGTTCTTGCTAATGATTTAAGAGAATCTTTTGCAAGAGCAGATGATGTTAACAGGCATTGTCTATTTGAAATAGTCTCATACTGTTACAACAACATTCCTTCTAAATGTTGGGGATCGTATGAGGCAGTAGACGACTGGTTGAAAGGAGAGTAAATGCCAAACCTTACTAAAGCTGATGCAGATGAAATTTATGTTGCTGGTCAACACATGAGCAATTGGTTATATAACCAGTCGCAGAAGTTTAATTTTGCCGTCTACAAGAACGAAATGCAAAATATGGCAAAAGACTGGGATCGTGTTAAAGGTACGCTATACAGAGCAGACAGAAAGGAAGCAAAGTGAGCAGACAGAAAGGTAAGCAACCGTTCGCTGGTGTGGCAGTATTCGACTACACGAGCGTGTGCTGTGGTGCAAAAGCCACAAAAGACCCTTGCGTTAGGTCCAAGGAGGATCGTAAGGAAAACAAGTTCAGCGAATGTGGACTTGGATGCTGGCACTGCGGGCA